AAGAGCATCGTTATTGATTGTTCCGAAAGAGTCGTTTACTTTATTGGCACGGTGGCCTCTTGCTTTTGCCATTGTATTTACCTCACTTGCGGGGCCATATGGCTATGGGTAGCCGCGTCGGTTGTGCTGGGGCCACGAACTCGTGGGTAGCCAGCGGATTAGTACGCAGGTGTTACACCTAGCATCTTGTCTAGGAAGCCGCGTTCATATTTCTGTTCGGGTGCAGGTTGACTCCCAGTTGCGGCACCTGTTGCATCCTGTAGAGGTGCTTTTGCAGGAGTTGTTTTTGGGGGGTTCTTCCTACGTGGGATGTTAACGGGCTTATCTACTACCGCGTTCTTAAACAATATTGTTGCGTAATCTTCTGCCATAATTCTGTTTATAGAATCATAGGCTGCAGCTATTTTTTCAAACGGGATTTCATTTACATCTTCACGGCTATAAATACGTCCTATTTTTAAATCTAAACTGTCGTACTTAGAGTTTAATTCAAACAGGCTGTTTTCTTCAAAAAACTGTTTCTTGTTTGCAGGGTTTAAATAGCTGTCAAATACTCTTCGTGTTTCATATAAAATATTCTGCTTTGCTTCGTTTACAAGGTCAGAGCCTGTTAATTTTCCGAATGACTTTTCAAAACCTTTAGGGGGTTTTTGTGATTTTTCAAAAGCTCCCCTTACACTTTCTATGTTTCTTCTTAGATAAGCTTGTCCTACAACAGCGGCAATGTACCTATGTTCAGCATCACTATTAGTTCGTTTTTCAGCTTTTGCTTTACTATACGTTTCATAATCTATTTCACCATCTATATATTTAGTAATGCTGGGTAATCTTGCGTATAACTCTTGCATTGCAACCAGCGACCTAGTGGGATTAAAGTTTGGGTCGTTTCTTAATACGTCTGCTCCCCTGTGCATTAATTCATGGGCTAGAGTTGCAGTATAAGACATAGGGGGTGTTAATAAATCCGTGCTAGGTCCACCAAATTCAGTGGGACTCCTCACTAGTATAGCAGTATTCGATACGTCTGATCTAAAGCCCTTAGTGGATTTTGCACCCATGCGATTATTCATAGTATCTGTATAATCTATATCACCATCTTTATATACGGGTGAAGTGTAGGGTTCTCGCCCATACTGAGCGTATAACCCCATTGCATTCCTGTGGAAAGGGTTAGCCATGTTCTCACCCGGTCTTAAAGTTGTTACAGTATCACTCAAAGTTCTACTATCTCTAGCCGCTGCTTGAATAAGCTTATTAAAGTTTGTTCTACCTAGTATGTCAGCAAAAACTTCTGTGTCACCAAATTGAACTCCCTTATTATATAATTCTTTTTCAGCTTTTGATTTAAAAGTGGGAGTGAGTGACTTTCTTGTATATTGTTCTTTCTGAAGGTCGTCAATTTCTTTGTCTTCGCTAGTCTCGCTGTACTTGGAAGTTATGTCAGCTACACCTATTGCTGCTTTTGCATCGTGCGAGTGGGCTTCCCCACCGCTATGAAACTTTTTTCTAGAGATAAAGCCACCTCCTGCGGCTGACTTCTCCTGTCTCTCTGCTTGACGACGCGAAACTTCTTTCTTGCCGCGATTGTTTATTTTCTTTAACTTATCGTAGCCTATCTCTTTTGCTACCTCTGGGGGTATGATTACTTCCCCACGAGATACGGCTATGTCTATCTGTTCTTGGCTAGGTGCAGCAACACCCCTCTGGGCTACTTTTGCGTAAGCATCATCAAGTAACTTTCGTATGTCTGCTTCTCCTGCAAACTCTACGGCAGGAGCGTTGATTACAAAAGTACCTTCTCCGACTGTGGCAGGAACATCATCAGCTACAGTCTGACCGTCTGACACTTGTGAGGGGGGACGTTCAACAAAGCCAGCGGGACCACCCATTTGCATACTGACTCGACCGCCATCAGCAAACAAATCATCATAATCTTCATCACCTGTTGCTGTGGAATCGTCAGCAAAGTCGCCACCACCGCCAATTCCAACATCACCCATCTCATCGTCGGCTGCACCGTAGCTGTCATCTCTGGGATCATAGCCACCATCTTCTATCATAGACACTGCAGCCTTTGCTCTTTGGTCTGCCGCTGTTTGTATGGCTTCTGCTGCTTGTTTTTCTGCTTCCGTGCGGTTTGCCATTGCTTCTCTTCTTTGATCCAGTCTATCTAATATTCCTGAAGATGTATAAGCTTTTCTTTCCATGTAATCTACGAAAGTAATACCTGCTTTTCTAGCTTCTCTTCTTCCTACAGCAACTTCATCACTATGTAGACTAGAACCGTACATTTTGTTTAATTTACCAACGTAGGCTTCTGCCGCTTTTCTAGTACCCCCGCCGTACGATCTACCGTTTAAATCTATAAAGTTTCCAGTTTTTGGATTGAAAGTGCCGCCCACGCTAGACATGTCTTGTGCATTTAGGTAATTCATCAATGGCTGTCCTCGTTCGTTGACCATAGAAGTACTTTTTACATATCTAGCAGTGCCTGTATCAAATCTTTCCTGCAGTGTACCCGGAACAAATCCATAACTGGCTGCTTCTCTTGCTGCCATCATCGAATGAGTCATGCCGGGTGGCAATCCATCATATATAAAGTGCTGACCACCCAAGTAGTTTCTACTTAAAGGAACTCCCGAAAATGGGTCTTTCAAACCTGATTTCTCTAACATCCCAGATAAGGAATCTCTACCACCCCCCGGCATCCGGCTAATCATTGCCTCATTACTACCTACCACTCCAATGAAGCCACCTGAACCACCTGTTGCTCTGTAAGCAGCGGCGTTATAAGCATGATTAGCTACACTCATACCACCAGCCGCAGTTGCGAGTGCGCCAAATACTCCAGCCGCCATATTAACCGCACCACCGGGACCAACTGTTGTGGTGCCGGGACCAAATGGTCTTGCGCCACCTGATACAGGGTCTAAAGCCATTGCAACTTGGTCTGCAAATGAAAGGTCTTTTATCTCCTTACCTTCTGCGTCAAGTCCCAATGCTTGTGATCTTGCTGCTGAACTAGCGGCTTTTGCCCCTTCATATACTTGTTCAGTATAATCAAAAAGTGAATCAGCCCAAGTACCATTTAAATCTCTAGATACTTTTCCCGTTTCTTTGTCCATAGTCATTGAACCGGGTTTTGAAAAATCGTATGTGTTGTTGCTATCCGGGCCAAAATTAATGTCGTCTACATCAAAACTTGTTAGTTCATATTTATTTGTATAACCTTTTCCCATACTGTACGATAATGCAAGTTGGTTGTCATCTTGATCTCCACCCCCAAAAGGATCATCCCCACCACGAATGTCGTGGTCAGTACGTTTTTTATTAATCTCGTCCTCATCTTCGCCCAAGTCGGGAGCATCTACAACGCCAACGCCTGTAGTGTCCAATGTCTGGGAATAAAAGTCTACTGGTCCCGACTGGTATTGTTTTTTAGTTATTACTTCAGGATTAAAAAATGGAGTGCGTGGTTGTCCGGCTGGAATCCCCGGTCCCATGTCGATAGTCGGTAATTTCACGGTTGGTAGTGTCACGGTTGGGTTAGTTGCCATTTTTTATGACCTCGATATGGTTATTCTTCAATTGAAGGAGTGTTTCCAGTAAAGCCAGCTTCCCCTGCAGTTGGCGCAGTTCCGACTCCGATTGTGCCGTCACCACTGCCCGAATTGTCCACTCCCGGACTTCCGTTAGGTACTCCTCCAGCCGCTCCCATTCCTTGTTGTTGACTAGGGGGGCCAGCTTCTGGGCTTGCTGCTTGTTGAGCATTTTGCATCATTCCTTGTAACATCTTAGAGTATACTTGCGCTTCATTAACATTGTTAACTAAACTTTCAGGATCAATGTCCTGTGAGATAGCTAGTTCACGCATCAGGTTAGGTATTTTGATGAATGGAGCCAGCATGGGGTTGGCTACGGTTTGCAGTAAAGAGGTAAGACGCTGAGTGCGTACTTCCTTTTGCATAACGGCTGCTACACCGCGTGGTTTAATCTCTAAGTCACCTGTTATGTCTTCTACACGATCATTAAACTGCATATTCCATTGAAAGTATGCTTCACCAAGCGGTTTAAGGAGATGATCGTCAATATTCTTGATCACAGTCTTCATAGAAAGCCCAGCAGACCCCATCAACATCGACAGTCCGGCTGCAGTACGTCCGGTACCCGTTACGCCCGTCTGACCGTGCATTATGGACGGTATACCCGTCTCTTCGTCTGCAAGCTGTCTACTGATCTGGTACATTTGGATGTTTTCACCAGCAGTGTTGGGGAACTTGAGGCCGTTGATAGCTGTTCCGGTTACTCCCGACTGACGACGGAATATCTTTCCGGGAAAGATGTCCATGTTCTGTCCGGGAACCAAACTGGCTTCATCCACATCAAAGACAAGGTTACCAGCTAGGGCTAAGTTGTCGATTGCCATGCGAACGTGACCGTTCATTAGCATCTGTGCGTCTTCCATATTCTCTGCTACACCAACACCCCAGATTTGATAGGGGTTGATCTCAAATGGAAATGCCTGAAACGGAATACGTGCTGGAGTGAAGGGATTGACAACACATCGAAGGATCATGTTACCACAAACCCACACGTTAACTTGCATCTGGTCAAACTCTGATAGTTCTTCAGTTCCTTCCATGCCAACTTCTTTGGCAAATTTAGCATCGATAATGCCCCAATACTCAAGAACCTCAAAGCGGTTCTCTTGGTAGTAGGCTTCGGTTTCATCTTCGCGGATAGTATCTTCGTAGTACTTGTCCTCGTAGTTTGGTCCCTTACCCAGACACTCTTCGATTGCATCTGCGTAAAAGTGAGGACGCATAATCAAACTACGTAGTTGTTGACGATTCATACGGTGACGTTGTATTACGTACTCACAGTCCTCAAGGTTAGTTGCGGCAGGATCAGGATGAAAGTCCCAGATAGAAACGTGTTCAATGCGGGGAACAGTTTTTTCGTAGGGATCGTATACCCGACCTTCCTGTTCGTCGTTTTTCCAATTGTGGACACGTTTGTAAAAGTTAAACGGTCCCTTGATTATGCCTGTGCCTAAAAGAGCAGCCTCGAAGATAGCCTTACGCATCACGTTTACTGCATTGGTATCAAGAAGCTGATCGTGAATACACTTTTCCATTTTACGAGCCATTTCTTTAGCTGGCTCAAATTGTGGTTCACCTACTTTAGCTTTTCCCGGAAGAATTGACTCACCAAACTCCTTGCCGTAAGAACCTAACTTGTGTGCAGGTTCAGATGCAGCAAGACCCCCCGGCGGTATCTCCCGACCATCACCTTCAAACCCATAAGGGTCAGCCTGTTCTGGTTGAAGGTCATCTGCTGGGGTCTTCATGTGAGCAAACTCTTCAATACCTTCTGGCATTGGAGTAGACTCAACAACTAAAGGAAACTTCTTGTTTGCAAATAAGATGTCAACAATTTGTCCATATGCTGCAAGCACTTTAGTTTTGGTAATCTTGATAAATACCTTTGACTTTTCGGAGTCACGGTATTGTGTAGTTGAATCGTAGATTCCCCTAAAGTTTTTGTACGCCTGAATCCACCGCTGTTCGTAAGAGAACCGCCCGTTTTCAGAGTCTTCAAATTTAGAACGAATGTGTCCTGCCAATCCCGGCATCTGCTCACTAGGAGCAACCAGAGGGATTGACGTATCGTCATCCGGTTCTAGGAAATTGTCAGCCATCTATTTACCTTTAGTTGTTGCCTTGAGGTCTGTCATCAGCCATCTTAAACAGAGATGCTTCTACTGTAGGCTTAGTTTGTTTCTTTGGCATATCTTCTGTGATTGGGCCTGTCTTCACACGAGTTGGGAACTCAAGACCCTCACGATATAGTTGGTTTACACCCGGCTGATCATCAACAGTCTCCTTGTCGGAGTTCATTACGTATGATGCACCGTAGTTGTAGTTATTGTCTGGCATAGGTTTCTCTCCCCTATGTTAAGGTTGCATTGTTAGGAAGTTGTCTTCTTCAACTTCAGGTGCAGGAATAAAATCCTGTCTTGCTTCAGGCTTTAATCTCATAGCCGAATCTTTCATAGCTTCTGCTGCCATTCTATCTTCAGGTCGCAAGGTAGATGGTGAGATACCAACTCCCAAGTCAGGATCAAGAGCAAATGTAGCAGCACTAGCAATTGCAGTTGGAGCTTTAGCTGCCAAAAGTGCGCCTTCTATTGCTAAGTCTCGTCCAGATTCACCTAGAAATTCTTTTGCAGCAGCACCAGCGTCTTCAGCCGACGCAATACCTGTTGTAATTAACGCTGCTATACCTGCTTTTCCTTTATCAATTTTAGAAAAATCTATCTTGAAACCTGCTTTAGAGAGTGCATCCTTGTCTTCTTGAGTAAAATCTGCATAGCTGGATGGAGCAGCAGATTCGACAGGAGCAGCAGGTGCTGGCATAGGTGCTTTCGATACAGGCTGATCAAACATTCCGGGAATACCATATTGTGCTGCACGAACAGTTTGTGTTTCTGGATTGAATCGTTGAGTTATGTCTATTCCTTCAACTTGGTCAAACCAGTTGCCGACTGACTGTGCAGCATCACGTTCCCCCGGATAGAATGTTCCACGAGGACGAACTAAGTAACCTGATTTAGCTGTTTTTGACCTAGTCTCCGCACCAGAAGTTAAACTACGCCCTTGTAAAAAGTCTAACATCTTATCAGATATTTCTACTTCAAAAGCTGCAACATTTGCAAATACGTTACGAAGAAGAGCAGAACCAAACTTACCCTTCTTATCTTTTCCTGAATATGTAGGATCATCAGGTGAAAGGGTGTTAAATTCTTTGTTTGTAATATTATCTTTGATGATAGGCGTAGAAGTTTTAATACGAGAAAGAACTCTTGACATATCTGTCGTATCTACCTGACGATAGTTCTTGCCCTTTCCCTTAATTACAAATATGGGGGCAGCTTTACCAGCTTTAATTTTACTTTCTATAAAAGCACGTATTCCTGCATCCTCTTGATTTGCAGCTAAACGTTGTTGAAGACGGGCATGTGCCTGTTCGTTTAACGGTACGTCTTGTGGGATAGCTTTACCGCGCTTACCCCCAACTTTTTGTGCGCCAGTTCGTTTTTCAAGGTCAGGGGTAGCTTTTGTTTGCGGTGTAATTTCTATTGTGCCACGATCTACTTTATATTCTGCGCCTGTTAAACCAGCAACTGCTCCAGCACGATAGCCAGTTTGTAAATTTACATATATTGCATCAGCGATTACAGCATCGTCACCGCCCCCTTGACGAATAGTATCTAACTGCTGCATAAACTCGCCCCAACCCTTTTTGTTTTGGGCTATGATTGCAATCTCAGTTTGTTTAGGTGCTGATACTCGCTCACCAAAGATGTTGAATGTTTGAGGATCATCTGCTTCTAAGCCGGGAAGAAGATTTAAAGCCGGAGAGTTAGGGTCTGCGTTAAATATTTTACGGTTTACATCTTTTGAAATTAGACGAAGATCATCTTGAAGAGAGTTGGCTGCACCTTGACTTGTCATACTGTCAAGTATAGTATCGATAAGACGAACACCATTTTCATCTGGAGTAAACGCCTGTACGAGAGGTATATCTCCGTACTGCTTTAAAGTCCCCTTTGCACCAAATCGTGCAATTTTACCTGCACCACGAGCGTTGTAAGCATCGGCTGCTTCACGAAGGGTGATCTGGGTTGGGTCTTTTTTCTCAGCCATTTAGTATCCGAATACTTCGTCTTGAACCTTGTGAACGTGGTTCTTGATTGCGCCTAGTTGTTTGTGTATTGAAGCGTACCCGCTCATTCGTGTCATCATCATGTATCGTAAAGCGTCGTATGCGTGATCTTCAGCTTTGGTATCTACGTCTTCGCTGTTTGTTTTGGAAAGAGGTATACCAGCTATTTGTTTCACGATGTTCTGACAAGTGGAAAAGAAACGGACTCGTGGTTCCTTTGTGTATGGATCATCTGCCAGACGACGATGTATCTCCATCTTGCCCTGAATACGATTACGATCAGAAGGAGTCCAACGAACTCCCTGTCTCATCATAACTTCCGCAATAGACGGGCCAAAGCCTGTCTTATTCCAGCAGGAAGAATCGAGTACGGTGTAATGAGGTAACGGGTCAAGTTGTTCTGCTTCTAGTATTCTATCAGCTAATTGCTCTGCTGTCAAGTGTTTTGCGTATAATTCCCTGTATACCCAGATATTGTTGTCCCAGTCAATTGCACCCCAGAGGACACAGGATGGTGCAGAGTATCCGTAGTCTGCTGCTCGTATGCGAGGCCAGTTGGTCGGTAAGTCAAACGGCTCGACCACATGTCTCACTCGTGAAAATTCAGGAAAGGCTGCTCCCTCTGCCACATCCCAATCCCCTTCGAGAAGTCTCTTCCGTTCGACATCTGGGAGCGAACGCAACATAGCCTCGTATTGACCGTCAGCCATGAGGTGGGGATTATCTGTCAACCGCGCCGGAACAAACTTTCGGAAGAAGAGCGGCTGACCTGCCTTTTTGTGACCACTAGGCCAGACAAACGTCTTGTGAGTGTCTAGGTCAAAAGCAGGGAATGCTTTGTTTTCGGGAGTGCCGTCGATGTACATCTTCTTGACCCACCAGCCACCTACGCCTCCGGGGTTGGCTGTGCAACGCATGTACAGGTGTTCTTGAAGTTCAGGATCGGTGGCACGAAGCCTAGAACGCAAATAGTCCCACACGTATGGTGTAGGGTACTGGGTAATCTCATCAATGCCTATCCAGTTAAATGCCTGACCCTGAAATCTGGTAACATCTTTATCTCTGTCTAAGTAGGTAAACCAGATCGTGGCCCCGGATGGGAAGTGCCACGTTGATTTTGATTCGCGGAACTTTGCTCCGGGAAACGCCTTTGTGTAAAGCTGACGGGACTTGTCAATTAGTTCTGTTAGTTCGTCAAGGGTGCGCCTGAGAAGAAGACCCCTATGATTGGGGTTATGGCAATACCGTAGGGGATCAGCAAGTAAAGCAAACGATTTACCGCCACCAGCCGCTCCACCGTAAAGAACGTCTCTTTCACCCGCCGAAAGAAACTCCTCTTGAGGTCCGGGATTAGCTTGGAATACAACTTCGGAATCCCCCACAAGATCGGAAACGGACGAGGGTAGAACGGAGATATCTCCCATGTCAATGACTGTTGTGTCTGCTCCCTTGATAGCTTTTTCAACTCGTCCAATAGTGCTTTCAAGATCACGGGCTTTCTTTCGTTTTGTCTCAGCCTTCTTTGTGGCTTGTTGTGCTTTTTTCTTTGCGTCACGCAACCGTTTCTGGGCTGCTCTTCGCGCACGTTCAGCGGTAGATAGATTGTAGGTACGCTTCGGTGCGGCTTCAGCCATACGTCTAGTCTTTTTCTACGCTACTTGCTGCAGGGCGAGTTTGGTTACGGATGTCCTTCATCTTGTAACCTAGTCGCTTTAGTTTGTTACGTGCGAACTCCCCACCTTCTACGTCATCCATGCCAGCCTCTGTAGCCTGTCGTAAAACGATACGACGGGCATCGTTCAACGGAATCAAACTTCCGTCTTCTTTTTTGAATACGCTGTCCGGGTTGAACATACTTGTCATTCTATCAAACATTCCCATCGATCTCTAATCCTTCTTTCCGTTTGCGGTGCGACCCCTGTGAACTTTACCGCCACGATGCAATTTAGGTTTTCTTTTCTTTTTGATAGATTTTATAGCCCCACCTAGTGCCTGTTTTCTAGTGCTGCCTGTTTCAATTTCATCTATCATTTTTTGAATATCAAAAATGTCTCTGCCTAATTGTTTCGTATCTGCAGAACTAAGCCCACCTTTTTTTAAAAGACTCATAGCTTCAGCTTTATTTTTGTGTAGGGATTCGAGAAACGGCCCCTTCATAAATTTATCCATCGATCACGACCTCTTTCTTAGGGGGTAGCAGGACTACTCCGTGTATTGCGGTTACATTGTGGTTGATTTGTTCCTGTTTTGCTACACCGACACGGTTGAGGAGTGATTCGGCTGCTTTGAGGCGCAGATCGTCACCTCGTTCTGGGGCGGGGTTGTCTATCGTTGAGATCACGCGGTTAGCTGCCTTCATTGCGTTGGTAGCTAGGATGGTTTTTGTGCGTTCAATGATCTCATCGGCAAGGGTGGACTTCAACCAAGCGGCTGAACCTCGTGAGTACCCTGCATCCACCGCTGCTGCGGTGACCTGACCACCATTTTCAAAGAGAAGTTCTAAGAAATGGTTCTGTTGTGGGGTAAGCTGTCGGTCTTTTTGTTTTTGTTGAGGTAGAAGGTTCATAAAACCTGACTTTCAGTCCGTCTGCACCCTTGCATTTCCACTTGATGTCCAATTCAAACAGGTTAGCTTCTGTAGCAAATGTTGCCATTTCGTCTACACGGGCTTTACATTCATTTTCTGTAGGGTATGGACCTTTTGTGTCGTTTAATTGCTTACACGTTTCGGGAGAAACGGCTAAACAAACGAGTAGGGATGCTTCAAACATGGGATTTTTTCTTTTTTAATAGATGTGGGACCGATTAATTAGCCTACATCGCCCTGTTGGTACAAGTCAAGAGGAAAATTGTCGGGATGTGCTAGATTTATCTAGCCCCACAACCCAAGTATACCGATTATATACCTGCAAGTCAACAATAAAAATAAAAACGGGGCAGTCCGGGGCTTTTTTCTTGACAAAACCGCATATCGACTGTACAATGGGACTAAGTCCTGCCGGGAAATACACCCACACCACCCCCCTTCGTCTGTGCGTAGGGGGTTTCTTTTGGGGAACCCCGCTATACTCCCATAGGGGTACCCCCAAAGGAGTTGTTTTTTAGTCATATCGATAACCTACACGCCATAAAATCTGTCGGGCATTTACTAGCATATGCCGGGGGGGTGGGGTGGCCCTCGCGTACGCCCGCGCGTTGTATTTATTTATCTTTTTACGTTTCCCAAAGAACTTTGCCAAGGTCGACACCCCGCCGGATTGCACCCAAAAACAACCCCGCCATATATCCTAACGGGATAACATGCCCGCACACCCGCCCGCGTTGCATAATTTGTCATACCTTTAATTATTTTAGTTGACAGATCGTTGTTAGATTTGCGTTGCAATACCACCACACCCAACCCGCATATTATCCCGCCAATTCAAGCCGGTTGGATATATTCAAGCGATAGGCAAAAAAAGAACCCGCCGGACTAGCCAAGCGGGTCAAGTTCAGGGAGGTAAGAGTTAAAACTAGTCGTTTGTTTCTGGCTTGTAGGTTAACTGGAGCCTTGCAACGGTGCGCGGGGAATCGGTGCAGAATGTATAATGGTCAAAGCCGCAACCGCGCAATAGTTCCTTTAAGCCTTTAATCTGATATTCGAGGGCTTCAACCTGCCCCAATATAATCGCCTGTTCGCTGGTAGTCATAACAACAAGCTTCTTTGCTTCATCATCATTAAAGGTTTCGTCGTTGATGTTGAGGGTTGATTTAATCATTGGTTTGTTTCCTTCTTACAAGTTAATGGGGACAAGCTGCCCCGTCCCCATCATTGTTACACTATGCTTTCAGACTATGCAACCAGTTTGTATGCTGACTTGGCACCCTTACGAAATACGGTTTTAATCTCATAACCCTTTCCCCGTAGCGTCCTAATGCCTGTATAAACTGACCCAACAGTCATTCCAGTTTCACGGATAAGCGTGTTTTTGGTCACCGCATAAGTGCGACGGGCAAGGCACCGGTAAAGCTTGCCAAGCTTACTATTAGCATGAAAGCCCCGCCGCTGCCGGACAGATTTCGCCGCCAAGCGTGTCTTTTCCCCGTTCTTATCGGCAAACAATTCTTCCGATAATTGGGTTAAAACCTTCTGCCGCTCGTCCTGCCGGTAGTATTCCTCGAACTTATCGGCAAGGGTCATCAGTTCACTTACAAGGTTTGATGGAATATTAGTCATTGGTTTGTTTCTTTCTGGGCTATGCCCGTTGATTAAAATTGTAGAAATGCGGATATTAAAAGGATGAGAAATATCAGCACCGCAGACCGATATAATAAAAGTATCGCTTCCATTTATGCTGCTGCCCTTTCTTCTGCCCATGTCCAACAAGGGCTTTCTAGAACAGTTCGTACCATGTCGTTACGGGTTCGCTGGACATTGGCAACGTTCTGAGTTGTTCGTCCAGACTGGTAATCCCTGCCCGTTTTTGGGTCTGTCCACTCTTCGTTCGTATGGGTAGCCCAATGAGTTAAAGCATTATATGCCGCCCACATGGTTTGACCCAATTCCTGCTTTTCCTTGTCGAACAAATAAAGCAAGTTATTCATTAGGCGTTCATTCACGGGATTGCCCTGCCCCGCCTCGACTGTTCGACTGGATTTGTAACAGATGGATTTAGCCAGCAATTCGGCAAAGGCTTCATCAGTAAACTTGGCACCAGCCCACAAGTTCATCTTGTCGCGCTGCCCCGTCCACATCTCAAGACTGCCCCCCGCCTTACTAATAAGGGCATCTGGGGACAAGTTCTTAGTGTGTTTTGCCTTTTGGTGATATGCCTTTTCACCACCAAAGACCAACGTATT